TAATGATAATGCAGGAACACAAGGAGCTAGACTCTATTATGCTCGTATGAGAGTTAATCTTGGACAGATTGGAGGAAATAACCAATTAGCTCTCAATTCCCGAGTATACGCTTTTGAGACAATGGCAGAGAAGCAGCTTTATGGAGATTGTACAGAAGAGTACGGAAATCTTAGATCTTTAGAGCTTCTCTATACGACTAGAAATGATGCTAGGATTCCAGCCGTTAACGGCTTCGGCAATGGCTGTCGTCTCCCTAATGGCTCATGGATTTGAGGAGAAATGAAAAAAGAACAACTAAAAGATCCAACCATTTCTAGAAATAAACTGCTTAGTCAACGTCAAACTCTACTCGATTATCTAGAGATGAAAGTTGAAGTTGAGGATTTTCATGCCGTGGCAGATGCAGCTATGGATTTGCGTGAATTGGATGTAAGGTTGAGGATTTTGGAGGACGAATGAATACTGTCGACTTTTTAAGAATGTTCAAGAATAGATTAATTACAAAGATTAACTCCAGAACTAATTGGGCAAGAGCTGAAGTGTCAGCAGAGATAATTGATATCTATAATAGAGTGCTTGAAGAAATGATTGACCCGAAAAATGATGGGGAGGAAGAGAAGGATGATTTCTAGATTCTTAAGATCCATATTATATTATTGGTATTTTTACCGGAAGGATGAATACGTGTCTGTGAAATGGCTAGAAGAGAGTAGGAGAGAACACTAAATGCTTACAAAAAGAGAAATAGAAGAGATGGAAATAATTACAACAGCGATACTAGAAAGAAAATCTGAAGCAGATCCAAGTATTAATTATACTTATGAAGAAATTAAAGATTTTATTTTTAATTTGACAGATAAAGAACTTTATATGCTTGAGTCTATTTGTGCTGTTTATTCATACAAATTCGATTTGTATAAAGAACAACAAAAGAATTAACGCCCAAGCTTCATAGAACCTAATCTAAGCCTGGAGCTTTTCTTTTCTTTGTAATTTTGTGACATTCCGGCTAGGCTAGCGGCTCCCATTACTGTATTAAGACCAACATTCTCAGACCAATCAGGTTCATTCTTCATCAGATCTTCTAAATCTTGAATAAAGATTGGAGTGAATCTCTTTCCTATCTCGCCCTGAATATTAGTCTTTTCTCCATATTGAGTAGTGAAGTTTCCGGCCGTTGCTGGGTCATCGCTCTTTCCAGTAAACTTCTTAGCCGTTAGCAACGTATGAGCCAGAGAAGCTACTGGACTCTCTTTATTAGCTAAAAACCTTCCTGCTATGTCTAATCTACTCGTCGGCATATTGCTGTCAGTCTTTCCCGCTAAGAACCGAGCGGCTCCAACTACATATTGCTGAAAACCACCCCAAGGATCAATCAGTTTAGTGCCAAAACGGCTCTTTCCAAAATCAGTTGATAGAATGTTTGTTGATACTTTAGCTCCTCCATAAGCTCCTAATGTATCAATAGCCGTTCCGAGTGCAGCAATTCCAAACAAGCTCTTTAATCCTTCTAGTCTCATTCCTTTAGGCAAATCCATATAAATCTTTGGATTAGCTAGCATATTTATTCTAGAACTAATCATTCTTGGAGACCACAATAAGACATTCAATTCGTTAGTTAGCTTGTTTAATCCTCCAGGTAAATCTCCTCTTCCAGTAGCATTATTGATATATCTGGCAATAGCCTTAGTTTCTTTACTTGGAACTACTTGATCTCCAACTGTTGTAGCCGTTTCATGCCCCAATGCCTTAGCTTGTTTAATCATGCTGTCGAATGTGTCAGATCTTAGTTTATTTAGGAAGCCTGTATATCCTCTTTGTGAGGCTCCAACAACCTGTCTAATTCCTGGCATCATTCCGACGTAGGAGTTTAGGAACTCCTCTTCTGAGTTCATTAAACTACTAGGTTTAGCAGTGAATAACCCGGCTTCACGGCTCAACATGTAATTTGGTCTCTTTTCTAAAGCATCCATCGCAGCATTAAAATACTCAGGTTTAGCGAAGTATTTAAACATCTCAGCAAAAGCAGGACCAAATTCTTTGCGCGCTACTAATCCTATTCCATGTCGGAGCGGAGCGGCTAATGAGAGGCTATTCTGTAGAGATTTCATAGTATTAGCAACTTTAGAGATTTTTAATCCCACAGCACCTAATCCACCGTGCATCTCTGTTATTCGGCTTGCAAAGTTATTACCAAATACATGATCAAGGATTGCTAACTCATTTCTTTGCGGAACAGACTCTCCATTCATCAACTTGAAGAGTGCTGTATAACCTCTAGCCTTCTCGCCTTCTGTAATTCGTGCTTGTTTAACTGCTGTGAATAGTTGATCAGTTTCTTGTGGTTCTAATTGTAATTTACCATAAAGTGGTTCTATCTTCTCATATTGACCTTTTAGCTTGCTTAGGCTCTTTGCGGCTCCGGCAACTCCTTCTTCTTTAACTCCTGCGAATGCAGCAAATCTTCTTGCTTGTTCTTTCTTATACATCTGTGACTGAGCTTCGCTCAAACCTTTTGATTCCTCAAGAGAACTAAATAGTTTGTCTAATACTGGTCCGTGCGGTCCGGTTGATGGTTGTTTAGGAGTTTCTCCTCCAATGCTTCCAAGACCTCCATGCATTTGTGTCACTTCGCCTTGCGGCTCAGTGGCAGGAGCTTTCAGCTTATTAATTGCATTCTCTGAATCACTAAAACTCAAAGGAGTTCCAGCCTCATTAACTAACTTAACTGGAGCATCCTTAAATCTCAAATCTTTAAGAGCTTCAATTCTATGTCTTCCTTCTGATAGCCTTGTTGGCTTCCCAGAATCATCAACAACGACTCTAATAGGCTGGATAATTCCTTCTTTATTAATTGATTCTTTTAGCTTATCTGCTGCAACTCTGCTCTCCGGAGAATCAAACTTTTGAACTGGATCGTCTTTTAGTTCTCCAAATGCCTTTTGTAGCTTATCTAGATGTTCTACATCCATCCAATTGCCGTGAGGAGTCTGTTTCGGAATATCTCTCAAATCACGTAATGGAGCTTTAATATCAACAGCTTTAGACATTCTATCTTTCATTTTAGACAAGAAATTCTGAGCATCACTACTTGTAGTTCCAGATGATTCAGTAGCACCTAGTTCATTAAGTTTATCTCCAATAGCTTTCATTGCTCTACCAGTTAGTAATCCTTTATTTTTATCAGCAGCAATATCCTGTATCATATTCTTACCATCAGGCCCAGTAACTATCTTAGTGGCCGCAATGGGCTCACCTTTTTGATTTCTATAGACTACATGCCTGAATCCTTCTTTATCTTCTATTTTTAGTCCAGCATCTCCATTACCAGCATCGCTCAAAACTTTTGAGACGTAATCAGCACTCTCAGGATGTCCAGAACCACCAAATCCTTTAGTTAAATCTTCTTCGCTAGTTCTCTCTTCAGGCTTAAAGTAATCAGGTGCTTTCCACGCTCCGCGTGATTGAGGTTTTACAGCTTCAGCAGTCTTTTCAGGAATTTCAATTCCTTCTTTTCGTAATGTATCTGCTCCAACACTACTACCGTGTAATCTTCCACCTTCTATTTGATATTGTTCTGGTCCTTGTGTTTCAGTAGCCATATCAGGCCAATCATACATGTATTTAGCCGTTGGCTGCTTAACTTGAGATTCTTCAGGCTTTGCAGTCTTATCAAATGGATTAAAAGTCTTAGATTTCTGAGTTAATTCTTCATCACTCAACGGCTGAGCCATTCCTTGCTTCTTATCGTAGGCTTCTAGCTCTGGAGATAGCTCAGTAGGAGTTTTAATGGCCGCTTTGACCGTCTGTTTTATTGGAATTTCTGATGTCTTAGCGGCTTCTGGAGATTGTTTTATATCTTTTATGAACTTCTCAACATCAGCCATCTTAGCATCTGGATTCTTCTTTATATAATCTCCTACATTATCAGCCTTTAATGGAATATCAGTAGGTTTAGGTTGTTCTATGATTGATTTTTCACCACTCTTATTTACATAATCTAATGGTCTAGGGCTACGAACGGCCGATTCTCGTCCTGATTCAATAGTTCTAGGAACTCTAGATTTCATTCCTAGAGCACCAGTTCCGGCTTCTAATGCCCCAGATAATCCTTCAACCCAATCTTTATCTTTAATTCCTTTATATACATGTTTAGCTCCTTCAGCCGCAACGGGTGCTGATAATACTCTAGCACCAGTATGTAATCCTTCTGCTATTTCTTCAGAACCAGCCTTTTCTGCCATTGAACTACCACCAGTTAATGCAGCTAATCCTAGATTGACTGGTGATGTTAGTCCAGATACAGCATGTCCTAATCCTTCAACAAATGCAGATCCAATGCCTCTAGCTCCTTTAGTTCCGCCTTCAGGATTAATATATCTAGATAACCTTTCTGCTACACGAGTAGGAGCATCAGTTAATGGTTCAGATGCTTTACTCCAATCTTCTTTAACATCTCTTACAAAGTCACTAGCAGCCTTAGATGCTCTAGCTTTAAATTCAGATGGTTTTTTTGTTTCTTTTTCAGGAGTGAAATAATCAGGTGCTTTCCAAGCCGAGGAATCAGATGATGATTCTGGTTTAAAATAATCTGGTGCTTCCCAGCCTTCTTCATCTGATGAGACTGGTTGTCTAAATGGAGGCATTATTTATTCCTATCAAAGCAGCCCTTACAAATCCATCCATATAGTAACTTTATTGCGGTGTTAGAACTAATAGGTTTAGCACATAAACTGCAATAAACTAATATCATTTCACTCTCCAAGAATCTGAGCGAAGATTAATGGAACATTAATACTTGCATCACCTTTAACTACAAATGATGGTGTCTTCTTCGATATCTTATCCCATGTTATCTTTTCATTAGGCTCAGCACCACTATATCCACCTTCTTCAACAATAGCATTAGTGCATTGACAGAAATAAGCCCAATGTTTGATTTTATCACCTAAATGACAATCTTGACGCAAAAAAGGAACAACACAAATTGCAAAATCACCTGCGATGCCGCCGCCGATTTGAAAGAAACCTTTATCCGCTTTAGTTTTCAAATACCAGTCAGCCAAATAGTTCATGGCTTCTATTCCAGTCTTTAAGATTGATAAATCGACTTCACCCTCTCGAACCAAAGCCGTAAAGACGTTTCCAAGTGTAGAATCCTCCCATCCAGGAGTTACAATTGGAATGTCCTTTTCAGCAGCCGCTAGCAGCCAAGATTCATCAGATGGGACTTGATAATATTTCTGTAATTTACCGGATAGTAGAATTTCAGTTAAAAACTCATGCGGAAACTTCCGTTCTTGAGAACTCTTCCAGTCTTCAATGATAATGTCTTCAACTTCTTTCATCGCAGCGGCCGGTATTGCGGCATCGGTTACTCTATTGAGCTTCTTTTTAGCTAGTTGTTCATCTTGATCTGGAGTTAAATCCTTATATTTAGGAATCTGTACATATTCATCATGTGCGACGAGGTTAAAAACATCCTCTTCCAGATTAGCCCCAGTGACACTAATTCCAGAAACATATCCCTTTCTAATCATCTTAGCTAGTGAAATTCCTAGCCGTCCAGTGCTCATTGCGCCTGCCATAGATACGAACATTTTACCATTATTGTCTAATAGATGCTGATATGCCATAGTAGCATTCTTTAAGCTCTGAGCACTAAAATTATGAAAATTCTCTCTGACAAACTTAGCCGTTGAGCCACTAAGTTTTACAGAGACTTGAGGTTTCATTTCTCTCGGTAACATTATCGTCCATTCTCGCTGCTATCATTCTCTTGCTCGTCATCTGGGCTTTGCTGACCAGCTTGCGGCCCAGCTAATGCAGGAGGTGGAAGATGTGGAGAGTTAGGATGTGAATAATTAGCATTAAAATCATCTAGTTTAGATACTGGAATAGTTCCAAATGTTCCATCTTTCATTTGAACTCGAATTGTCTTATTCGCATCGCCAGTAGTCGTTTTAACTGTTTTAGAAGTTCCATCTGGATTAAGTGTAGTTGTGACTGATTTATTTCCAGCGTCTAATTTCGCTTTCATTGTTTTCAACGCATCTTCATGATCAGCTTGCGCTCTCTCAAACTTTAACTTCATTTGAGCAACTTCAGCATCATGAAATGCTTTAGTATTAGTCATTATATCTTGATGGAGTTTTAGTTGTTCATCAGCACTCTTAGTCTTATCAGACAAGGCTTTAGTTGCTAAATCTAACTTTCCTTTTGCATCAGTCTGTTTAGCAATCAGTTCATCAATCTTCTGTTGATGAATTTGATCACTCTTCTGCTGATTGAGTTTTTCTTGTGCACTCTTAGTGTCAATAGCTTCCTGTCCAAGCTGTTTCTGCTGGTCTAATTTCTGTTTATCTAAATTCAATCCTTGCTGTCTCATATCATTATTAGCTTTTTGATCTCCAGTCATTGCATTAGGATCTCTAACCTGAGAAACCTGTGGCCCTTGCTGCATCTGCTGATTTCTTTGATCTTGTGATTGTTGTGAAGCAGGGTCATATAAATTCATCAATCTATTCTGCTTAACACTTAAATCAGACATGAATCCAGCTTTATCTTTAAAGTCCCGCATTTCGCGGTCTTTAATTTGGTTCATTATCGCTAATTCATTTGCCTGGTCAGGCGGTTTTTGACTATTATAAATACCACTACCACCACTAGGATTCGCTGCTAAACTGGACATAAAGGTCATAATCAATACCCGAATAGTGCTCTGCGTTGAGTGTTGTCAATGTTCTGCTGATTTTGCCCAGAATTAGCTGCCTGCATAACCTGTGAACCAAAAGTCGAAGTTAGTGCTGGCGTAGTACCGTAGAGATTAGTCTTTCCCTGAATAGCCCCAGTAAGCTGGTTGCGGCCGAATATCTGAGCTTCTAGGTTTCGATTAGCGTTGGCTTGATCAACGCCAGTTCGTTGTGCATTAATGCCTGTAGCTTCACTTCCATAAGCTCCACTCGCAGCTAGCTGATTTGTAGCAACATTCTGAGCTATTCCGGCATTTGCGTTAGTATTAATATCAGATATTTGACTGCTTTCATCTCTAGCCATTGATGCTTGCGTAGCATTAGCATTTGGAGAATAGCCACCGCCTAATGCTCTAGACCTATCAACATTCTGCTGTGCGTTAGCATAGATTGAACGTGTAGGAGAAATGTCTCTAGCTCTAATATCAGCCTTATTCTGGTCTGAGTAACCACCTGTAGTTGCTAGATTTGATAGATCAGAAAGTGAATTAGTTACATCCTGAGATTGTGTAAATCCGGGAGTTTGAGCTGTCATAGGATTAGCTTTAGCCCCATTAATAACATCATTATAATTCTGCATTATAGTATCATAATCACTAGCTTGTGTCTGGGCTCCTGCTGTAAATGAACTTGGGTCCCCAAATGATTGAAAACTAGGAGCTATTGGTGGAGGTTGTTGTCCAGGTTGAATAGCGCCTCTATTAGCTAGTACTCCTCCAGGCATTAGGATTCTCCATTAAAATTAATCATACCAAACCAACCTCTCCTTCTGCCTCTAGAGTTAATGCAGTAGCCGTTGCAGAACCGCCCACAAGGAAATCAGCAGCATCTAATCTTAGATTACCATACCAATCAATATAAGCATTAGCAGGAACTACAGTAGCAATTCCCATAAATTCAGTTCCAGCTACGTTGCCACCTGTAGCACCAATCCACAGACTAAATGTAGCCGCACTGGCCGTTTTGTTCACTATTCTTATGTGCCTAATTAGAAGATAAGGCTGAGTCTGTGTATATCCAACTGGACCAGCTAGAGAGGTGATATTACAATTAATGATATTTGTAGTTAATGTATTTGTCAATGCAATCGGGCCGAATCGAATAACCTTGTTTTGTGCCATCTTTTAATCTTTCTAAACTAATTCTACGAAGGAGTTCCAGAAACAGTTCCTGCTGGGATCTTTCCGGCCGCAATGAGCTGTAAAAGAATATTTTTGTATAATGAATTAGTTGTGAAGTTAGCCGTATTAAGAGCTGTCATTAATGCGGTTGCTTGCGGCCCAGTCCACTGATTAAATACTTCTATTCCATCTGAACCCATCAAATAGACTTGAATAACCTGAGCAGACCAATCTAAAATTAATCTCTCAACAATATAAGTTGTTCTAGTTGGCTGAGTAATTGGAGTTGTCAACGTGAAGATTTCAGCCATGATGTTCTCATTATGCTACATTTTCTTTACCATATACATTAACAACTAAAATAAACTTCTTTTTCTTCAGGTAGCTAATTGCATTTAAAAGATTATTTATATTATCTTTAAAATGCCCCAAACCTACATTACAGCTATAACATAAAACTCCACGTATTTCATTATTGATATGATTATGGTCTAAATGACCACCAGTTTTACCACTAAGGATTGTCAGCTCATTACAGATAGCACATTTACCACCTTGATTTATTAATATTTGTTCAGCTTCTTCAGGAGTAACACCATGATTCTTTAAGTAGTTCTTTTTACGCATATAATAGGTAGCACGTCCCGGATGATTCTCTCTCCACCTTTTTGTTGATTTAATGCGTTTATTTTTTGTCATCCAACCCACGTTTTCACCTCTCTATCCAGCAGGAAACCATGAAGTAGAACTAGACTGATAAATAAATCTAAATATGGAGTCTATAGCCGCTGAGGTTGGGGAAGATATGACTGTAACACCAGCAGGAGCATTAAAAGTCAACGATGTAATTGCTTGTGTGAATGAAACTTTAGCTAATTGACCGTTAACTGGCGATGCTGGCAATGTTACTGTCAAAACGGCTAATGTTCCTGCTGGATTAATAATTAGTCGTTGCGTTCCAGCTCCCATCACTACAGTTCCAAGAGTTACTGGAACAGCAATAATAAATGAAGTATCAATTTCAGTTCCAGACGTGGAGATATTTAATGCTGAGATTGAAGCATCACCAGTAGCTGCCCTAGTTCTTATCTGAAGAAGAGAATCAGTAGTGAAATTAAAACTGATACCACTCGAAGCAGCTGAGTTAGTCCAAAGTAATTGACCATCAGTAGATGATAATACACGAGTTCCGGCTCCATTAGCCCAACGTAATGCTGTACCACTAGGAATAATAACATTTGAACCAATATTAAGATTTCCACCAATTGTAGCTCCACCTGGAGCTTGAATTGATCCAGTACTACCAAAAGTAAAACTTTGACCACCTGTTATAGATTGAAGTAGTAATCCGCTAGTAGGAGTAGCGGCTGAAATAGGTATGACTGTTAATTCCCATCTATCTACTTGACTAGCAACACTAGTAGTATTCCATACTGTTCCAGATAAACGTAAAGATGGTGAAACTTGAATTGGCACACCAGCAGTTGAAGCAGTAGTATTTTGAATAATTAATCCATCTTTCAGAGTAACTGCTAATCCATCACTCTCCTGAGTTATTACTCCTGTAAATAAAGGAGATTGTGGAAGAGGAAAATCAATAGGATAGTTATCAAAGCTATCTCCATCTAATCCTGGAACCCCTTGTAATCCTTGAATGCCTTGAACTCCAGCAGCTCCTTGCGGCCCAGGAATATAACTATCCTCTCCATTAATCCCATCTTCACCTTGAATGCCTTGTAATCCTTGTAATCCAATTGCTCCAACATTTCCAGGAATGATCATTCCACCAAAGAAATCATCGCTTCCATCTCCGTCTAGAGGACTTAGAAATTGTGTTATTTTAGAGCCATTTGATGAGCTTGGTGTTGAAGATGGAGAAATACTAGTAAGAAGAGTAGTAACTTGCTTATTAACAGATACAAGAGTTGCAATCAAATCATGTATCATTTGATAAAGAGGTTGGTCTTTATTTTGCAGACCAGTATTCATCAAGATTGCATATAGCCGAGCAGGATCAATCGTCGTTGCCATTTACGTCGTTTCAGGGAATGATTTTGCTACTGGCTTAACAAATACTATAATCTTAGAGATTTGAAATGTTTCATATATATTAAATGTTCTAATCATCAATTTAGCTCTCTGTTGTGTGAAGTTAGACAAACGGTTAGGTTCTACTGCTGTCGTCGCTTGCAGAGGAATTGGAACTAATATTGTTGACAAACTCTCATCAAAACTAAAGAGCGATAGTTGCAATTGAGCAGAGCCGTTGACACGTAGACGAACGGCTCCATAATGATTAACTGTTTGTTCGTCGAGAGTCGAGTTCTTTCTAGCCATTATGGAAGAAACGCCGTTTTGATGAATGGATCAGGGAATTTCACATCAGCTGTGTTATTGTTAACCGGAGTATTAATATACATAGTGTCTGCTAAAGCTCCTGGAGCTATTACATAAATACCAGAACCATTAACTATTGTAATCGTAACAAATGCTACTGGGACACTGCCTGAGAATGGAGGTCCTACAACAATTATTGGTTGAGTAGGATCAACATTAGGTAGGAACGGCATTATTGGGTTATTTGGATCTAATGGTATCGTAGTAGGAGTTAAGCCTACAGGAGTATACGTAACACCTAATGGAGATCCTTGAGATGGAACTACAGTAATAGGATCATTAAAATCTAATGGAATTGTAGGAGGATAGCCACCTGTATCCGGAACTCCATTAACTGTCCAATGAGTCAACAGTTTGTATGTTCCAGAAATTTGAAGAAACTCTAATACAGGGTTGTTTCCGGCCGCTGCTGTCCTAGTATATGTGAAGCCAAATCCATTAAGAACAAGGCTTAAAATATTAGGGGGTTGAGTTGGATATTTAAATGCAAATTGGGATATTGCATCTCCTCCAGCATCTATAAAGTTAGATGATATTGTAGCCGGATCGAAATAAACTTGAAATGAATCACCAGCACTATTAACTCCACTAAAATTAAAATCTACTTGAGCGCTCATAGCAATAAAACTAACTGGAAGAGCAGTATAAGATTTTGCTACTCCATCAACAATTATATTAGTTGAATCACCATAAAAAGATACAAAACACGTTCCGGCTCCAGCTCCAGAAGCTCTTACAGTTATATGATTTCCATCATCATTCACTTTAACACAAGTAATCAGAGTTCCAGCAGAAGGAGTTAATAAGGTTCCTCCACTATTACCCTGAGAAGTTATACCGTAAGCTTGAATAATAAAAGTGCCCATTTACGTGAGATTCACTCCGAGAATGATGTCACTGATATTCTGAATAGCAACAGAGTTGACTGGCATCGAGAATGTCCAAGGACACCATCTGATATTCTTCCAGTCCATTCCATTCGCATAGTTTCCAACTAGCATATTTCTAGTCGGCAAAACAAGATAGATACATTTTTGAATTGGAGCGTTGATTATCTGTATAATATCAAATAAAGTTCGATCCATAGTCTTCCAAAATGCTTCAATTTTCCATGAAAGTTCAGGAGTTACATATTTCCCATTAAACTGACTAATTCCTTGATATGTACAAATGATCAAATAATCAATCGAAGACGAGCCAGAGTCTAGAACTGTAGCAATTCCGTGAACGCATGTTCCTAAAGCATTGTCTATAACTGTCATCGGCCAACTGCTAGAATCTCCGCCATTATCAGCATATGCTATAGTTCTAGCTCTTTTAAATACATATAGAACATCTCTCATTTCTTGAGCATTAGTAATTGGATTACCATCTAATGGAGCAACAATAAGACCAGTAATCTGATTAATAGCTTCTGGTTCTCCTGGCTGAGAAACAAGCATCAATGAGATGTCTGTAGCAGTAGCCGCAACGATTAACCGTTCGTGATATAGGCTAAGAACGGCTCCGGCTGGAATTGCAGTATAATTGTTAAACAATCCAGTCGCATCAGCCAACAAATCAGCATCATAGAACGAGATATTATTCAGAAATGTCGAAGTGTTATCATTAATGACTGCATTTGGAACGAAAAACAACTCATATCCAGTTAAATCTGGACTAGCAGCAAATATCGTTGGATCAATAGCCTTTGAAGCAACTAACAAGCGTTTAACAACTGTTGTGCTTCCACTTGTAGGAATGCTTCCAAAATTAACTGCATTTAGAGCTAATGTCGTTAATGTTGTTAGAGCACCAGGAGGGGAATTATAACCAGAAATAGTCTGTGTGACAATTCCAAATATATGCAATCCAGGATCTGTATAACCAATTCCGCCAACGGCTGCTGTCATTGTTCCAGTTAATGCTCCGCCAGCAGCAGGACGAGCAGCCGTTCCATCACCAGCATAAATGTATAAGAACTGGCCGCTAAGCCCTATATCAATCAAATTAGTTCCAACCATAGCTGTATTAATAGTTGGAGAATTAGCTCCAAGTCCGGCATCAGGTGTATTATCTGTATATGTCGTAGCTGTGTTATTATTTATTGTTGTTAAAAGCTGTAATATCTCAACTCCTTGAGAGCTAATTGTAAATGTATTAGCAGGTGATCTCCACAGTCTCCTTTTTGTAACAGTAGAATCAGTACTAATGGCAATAGAAGTTAGATTAACTTGTAAATTTCCTCCAGCCGTTGTAATAGCCGTAATAGGCGATAAAGTTGTCTCCCCAGCGGCATTCTCGAATGTTACTCCGTAATGGTGAGTTCCGGCCGTTACCCCTACACCAACGGCGAGTGTTGCTGTTAATGCTGGCGGTGCGGCGACTAACGGCTTAGCTTGGTGAAATGGACTGATGAATGCTCTACCAGCATATGGAACGAAAGCAAAATCAGACATTCCAATGATTGTTAATACAAGATATGTTAGAGTTGGACTCACTACGTGATAGATCTTTCCAGTAGTTCCATCCCAAGTTAATACTAGAAGAGTGTTAGCAGACTGTGTAGGATAGTTATAGATTCTCTTAATGTTATAGAGCGGAACGGCTACGTTTTGTGAAATAGTTATTCCATCTCGAGTTTTGAATGAATTTCCTAGAAATTGTATGTTGTTTGCGTCAGAAAAATGGTCGATAGGTACTGTATCAATGTCACCACGGTTCCAGTAACCATTAAAGGTTGCTAGTGTTATTCCGGTATGATCACGCACTGGAGACATGACTAATAGCTCACACCTCTGTGTTTAAAACTATGACGAAACGGCCTTCTACGAGTAATTACACTTTGCATAGCCTTGATCGGAATCCCAAGAGCCCTATTCAATGCAGTGCCTGCAAGACTATCTAATGCCTGCGCTCTAGTCTCATTTTCAGCAATGAACAAAGCACACAACGCAGTTGTTTTGTACTCAAGATATGTTTTTATATTCGTAAATGGCAGATTCACAGCAATATCTTTTATTTGAATAGGAGTATTGAAGATGCTAGCAGTATAATCAATCTTAATATCATTATTCTGATTAGCTGTAACCACTTTGATTCGTCCATGCTCCCATGCCCAAATCAAAAACTGAGAGATTTGCGTTCCATCTTTTAGATAGTTAGGAATAAACTCCTTCTTAACCATCTCAGTCCATTTATTTAATCCAGTTGGTGATTCCCATAGATCTTGGATTTCTATCAAATCAGATGGAAGAGCAGGAACTGTATCAAATCCTATATCTGTTATTATCTTAGTGTTAGCACTCGATGATAATATGGTGATTGCGGCACTAGTCTCGTTGGTGATTGGCAATCCATTCTGCTCATAAATCTCTTGTAATTCATCCAATGCTAGATTCAGAAATGGCAAACAAACAGCATTCGTGTAAAGTGTTTGTGCACTATCATTCATGAGTCCTGATACGGTCGTAATGATGTCACTAGGTCTTGGCATGAGCTTCTATCTCTCTTCGTATCAGTTCTAAATCTTTCTGTCTCACAAATGCTAAACAGATACTATTATTATCAGTACCTCTCAACTCATATACATATCTGCCATCACAAATATATAATTCTAGCTTCTTCATCTCTCCACCATCAAGATTCTCAGCAAGATAAAATTCTATGTTTTCTTCCTTATGCTTCTGCAATGCCTCTAGTAAATCTAGAATTAACATTTTACGTCCAAATCAATCGAACTCCAACTACAGCAACAGTAACTGTTAATACTAAACTAACAAATGTAGAATCTAGAGCTATCGAGGTAGGATCAGTTTTATGCAATGGAACTCCAGTATCTCCAGTTACTCCCTTGAGTATTATCAAATTGACATTACCTGGTGGCGGTATTATTGTAAGACCTGAAATAGTCAATCCGGATACAACTGGCGCAGTGATTGTGTTAGCTCCAATTGTTAGAGTATCTGTATCTGTTTCTCCGAATGCTGTTGTATTGTCTAATGCAGAATTAATTATCTGAGAACTCATGTCTCCACTGTATTGGATTTGGACTGTCCGAGATGCTGTTATGCTCATACAGCAAACTTTATCTCTTTTGCGAGTGGGTGTGATTGATCAATAGCTTTACAAGCTGGACAAATAGGATAATCAGGATTACGCAAACCACCACAAAACTTGCATTTAACAAGCATTGGAGCTTGGAAATCCTGTAGCCAAGGTTTAGAATTATTGTTTAATGCTCTTGCCGCAAGACGCATTTCATCACAAATAACTAGTGGATTCCCATTTGATCTAGCCCACAAGCTGTCAGCCAATCTCACTAGAAGCCGATACCAATTATTCTGTTTTTCATTAGCTTTATCTAACTCTGTCTTGTATTTAGTCTTAATATCTATTACCGTTACGGCTCCCATAACAAAGAATAAACCAGGCATCAAATCGGCCATATTACAGCCTAACATTCCAGTGCAATAATCATTAATAACTGAATTAGCTACCTGAATACTACTCACAGGTATTTCCAGCATAGGCTGATCTATATCAATATCTTTCCACCATGACGACGAACCAACCGTCAAAACGGCCGGACTCTCTATTGAACCAGCAGGAACTACGAAATGACCTGGCTCTATTGTGTGTTTAATTTCAAGAATCTCTTTAGGGAATATGCTGACAATCGTAGACTTATCCATTGGATTCTTAACACTTCGAATTAGTCTTCGATTGTTAAGCAAACCAAACTCAGGTTGAGTCTTATTTAATACGATTGGACTTCCTACTTCGTTTGGCATCTTATCCTGCTTCCTCAATTGGTTCAACGAGATGTGGATATTTATTCTTTTTTAGATAATTAATGGCACTATAAAGATTATTTATATTATCTTTAAAACTACCAAGTCCATGATTGCAGTTTATACATAAAATACCTCTAACTTCATTTGTCGTATGATCGTGATCAGTGTGAGCACCACCAATACTTCCATCAAAAGTTATCTGACTATCGCATATAGCACATTTGTTATTTTGACCTTTCAACATTAATTCAGCATCCTCTCTAGTAATCCCATATTTATACAAATATTTACTTTTACGAGCAGTAGTCTTATATTTCTCAGACATAGCGCCACGATTTTTATCATACCAACCACGATTTCTAGTAGCAAATGCATCTTTATTAGCAAGATAATACTCAGCCCTCTTAGCTTTCTTTTGAATTTCCGTGAGTGGTTTCCATCTTACTTTCATTTTTCACCTTTTAGTGAGTGAAGTTATTAGGTACAACTACACCACTTCCGTAACAGAGGGCGTCTGTAACGTCAGTCTCATTGCCAAAAAGTTCATCCTGCATTTTTTGGACTTCAGCTAAATAGTGCTCTTCATCCATAGTATCTTTGTATTTTGTATAATAATTTTTAGCTCCAAGATTCATAAGAATATTCTCAACTATAAATTTACATGCTTCAAACCAAGGAGGAAGATATTTTCCTTTTTTATCCTGGAATGTCCATACAACTTCATATGCTATCTTATCTACAAGATCAGTCTCTCCGACAATAGGAGTTAGCCGCTCCAAGACGTATCTATGTTGAATATATTGTTTGTATTTCGGCAATAATCTCACTTCAGGATGAATTAATTCATCACCAAAGTGTGTATGTGTAGTTATTCTCTTCTCAAATTGATCGTCACTCCAAACTACACGATAAAACGGCCGTCCGTCGCCTATATCTCTTCCAAATTCATCAGATAATCGTTGATTGATGCTTTCAATGGACTCTCTTAGCTCCATTCAAACCTCACTAGTCAATCAGAGCAGGAATTGTCTGATAGGTTACTTGATAGTTAATCACACCAGCAGCCGTTCCAGGATTAGTCGGAGCAATACTAGTAACTAGATTCAAACTATTAGCACCAGTTCCATAGCTAAGATTCGTTGCTGCGAGTGGAACCAAGTTAATAATAACGTCGCTTGCGGCCTGAATTAATGTAGTTGTATTAACTAATCCAGTCAATGCGGCACCACCTCCACCAATATTAACCGTAGTATTTCCACCAGCCGTGTAAGCGGCAGTTAGAAAGTCCATAGCTATTGTAGCACTCAATAAGACGTTTACAGACTTAGCGGCACAAGCAGGAACCATGATAAATCCATTAGCATGTCCTAGTCCACCAGCAGTTGTAGCAATAATAGCAGCAGCATTAATCTGTCCAGTAATAGTCTGGATAATACCAGCGTTTATCTGACTTGACGTTAACCCCGTTGCGGCTACTGTTTGTCTAGTCCAAACTGGAGATGCTAGAGTTCCAGTATTCTGATACTCAATTCCGTTCAAATAGTCAACTAATCCAGCACCAGGACCCGCTTGTCCCGCATATGTTCCTGAAGTCCCATTACTAGGAGCACCAGAAATAGTTAGAAATGCAACATTATTGTTCACCATTGCACGAAGCATAGCGAACATATTTATCGGGGTCCAGCTAGAAACTCCTGGGTCTTGTGTTACGGTGCTCATTATTTTCTGCCTTTCTCCCGCCCCTTGGCGATCTCACTAAACGTGAGACAGAGAATGTTTGCGTGATTTTAGTAGCTCAGCGTCATTCTTTTCTTCTTGTTCTTTAATCTGTGCATCAGTTAATATATTCTGTGCAATATGAATATTACCATCAGGGTGTTTGTAATTCGTTAACCATACGCCGTTAACTTTTTCCGGCCAAATAGTTAAATTAGTCATATGTCCTACTGGACAGTCAAGATCACAAAATACTTTAAATCCTGCTTTTTTAACTCGATTAAAGAATCCTACATCATCACACCACTCATCCTGTTCTAATTCTCCAAGCCGAACATACGGACGTTCCATCTTCTCAAATACTTTAGTTGCTATCAAAACACAGCCTAATCCACAATTCACTCCTTCAACTAATCCAGAAAGTTCAGGAGTGAGAGACATGAATTTACATTTGCCGTTTTCATACGCTTTATCGAACAATGCAGGTCTGTGAGGAAATGATCTCAAGAGATATAATGCAGACACAACATCTTTATTGTGTTCTAGAAGCTTCATCAATGTGTCTTGCGGAGGAATCATATCATCATCAAGCAATAGAATATGAGTACAGTCATTCTCTATGGCTCTATCAATTAAAAGATTTCTAGATTTAGCAGGAGATTGACCATGAACTGTTGCAGTAAAACAATTCTCTGGCCGCTGCAACCCTATGAATGATGGCAGAAACTCAGCTCGTCTAATGTGTTCACCAGTTGACAAGCCAACTAAAATTTTCTTTTTCATTGCATTCTCAATAATGCTAGCTGCCTAACGTGGAAGCCGTTAGAGATATTATCTCTGGCGATCTTGGATATATGGGTCTTCATGGAGCCGTCACACTACTGTCCCATTATTCCGCACCACTCTCTAGACAGCTAGCAATCATACTAGCTAGTTGTGCTGCTAACCAACAAATAATGTCCACCAGTTGTAGCAAATCCAGCATCAGTCAATGGATTGAAAATAAACAAGTAAACACGGTTAGCTACTGTCGTTGTGGCTCCAACGATATTCCCACCAGTTGTAAAACCAGTAGTCGTAGTTGGAACAATAGCTAGCATATGCACTCCAGTTACAGGAGGAGTAATAGTTGATACAGCAGTATTACCAGTAATGTATGTTAGAAAGTTCTGCGGTGCAATAGTCGCAGCGGCTGTAACTGTGATAGGAGTAGGCTGTAATCCTGATTGAACAGTTGAAAGGTTCTGAAAGAGTTGGTCACTCATTTTTTCTATTCTCCTTTATCAGTATCCGCTTGGAATAGCCAAATTATCAATATACGCACATGCAGCGGGATTCAAAACAAAAGCCTGGAATCCAACAACCATGTAGAATATGTCTGCGGCAGCCACTCCACCAGAGCTTCCACGGAGTTCAAAGATTCTACGACCATCGGATGTATAAAATCCGATTGGAAGAATCTCAGCGCGGCCCCAAACAGAACTAACAATAAAATCAATACGTTTCTTAGACCAATTAAAATGCTGCCGGATTGGAGCACCAGCAAGCTGCATATTATCACCAAAATAAAGATTCAAAGATTCATCTTTAGGTGCTTTATGGATAATCGAAATTAGCTGTCCAATCTCCTCATAAGCCTGAGCTTGACAAGGATGTGTCCAAGCCTGAGGATCAAAGTTATTATCAATACCTACCCTATTACCAATCTTATTGATTGCAAGCCTAGGCAACGGCAATGTTAGAGCTGAAGCATTTCCATTTACTCTATTTGCCCTTATCTCTGGCGTAGTTGCACGGTCATATCCTAGCCAAGTACCAGTTGAGGCATTACTATGATGATATGGAACACCATACAATCCAGGGAGTGCAGTAGGATTAGTCAATCCATCTACTATTAGAACATCTGTATTTGTAGAGCCTGTAATTGCTGGAGTGACGTTAATAGTCTTTCCTTCAACGTCCCACAGCGTTACAACACCCTTTCCTCTAAATGTAGCTAGTGTAGTATCATAAACTTGCACTACCTGATCGTATCTAACTAGTCTAGCCCCAAATTCGGCATCCATAACATATGTATCTACTCCACCAGATGTAGTCTGAGTAGTAATAGTTCCTACCTGTCCAGTTCCGGTACCTTGTAGTTGAGCATCTAGCTGTCTTTTAATTTCAACAGTTGCTCCGGCTGTTAGCCGTCGCACAGCGTTGATTACTGATTTACGTCTATCATCAGTAGACCATTGAGTTAGCTTAGTGTATTCAATATTCTCAGATAGAAATACAGGACGCAGAACGGCTTTGTCCCAAGTAGGACCACCACCGCGGCCCATATCTCCACCATCAGGATTAAAATATTGAAAACGACCACCAGGACGCAATTCCATTGGTGCTCGCATCTCTCTATAAGAAACTACCTCTACGTCTCTCTTCTTGATATTGCCAAAAAAAGTATCATCAGATTCGAATACTGTAGTTACCTTCGGCAACACTCTTTCCAGCTCAGTTCCCGCAACAACAGATTCTACTACTTGTCCAGGCATAGTTTATTTCCTCAATCTCGCATAAAGAAATCGGTTACACTCTCCCCCTTATTAGGACCTTTAGATTTACCTGATTGTTGGCTAGGTCTGCCAGTTGCCGGTTGTCTCCTAATAGTTCTAGGAGTTTCTTCCTCTGTATCATCAGTCTCTTTTGCAACTCTTGGTTGCAGATCTTTTAGTGCCTCAGCACGTGCTTTCAAGATAGCGTTTTTAAGGTTTCCCTTAGCCTTAGAAAGATAGAATGACTGAATTTTGCTAAGGGAGTCTTTAGAGAATTTAGTATTGAATGCTGTTCTCCACAACGTATCGAGATTTTTAACAACGCTAGAGTCCGACGCAATAGAATTAGATAGAATCCGCATAGCGTCAGCAACAGCATTCTTTTTAACATAGGCTGTCATGACGCCTTTAGGATCAATATAATCTGATATAGTCGCCCGAAGAGTGTTATCAACTTTTGTTTGAAGGTCATCACGGGCCGTTTCGAACCGTTCTTTAACAAAATTCAATCTTTCCTGCTCAACTTCGTCTTTAGCTTCGTCAGTCTTCTTCTCAACTCTAGCCGTCGGAGCAGTAAACTTTGACGTGCCGAATACAAACTGGTTGACGAGCAGAGCGGCCTGCTTTAGGTCATCATTATTCGTGTCATTAGCTTCTTGTACCATTTCCATAATCAATCTTCGATTCAAATTCCCGACAACATGAAAATAGGCTTCTTTATCTACTTTTGCTAGAGTTGGAAGATAATCATCAACTATCGTATCAAACGCTTTTTTATCCATATCCTTCACTTCGCTCAGGATACGCTCAGTCTTGCCGGATAAAAGATCAGACTCAAAGGAGCTAAAAATCTCTGATCTTTCTGCAATTTCTTTTGCATCATCAAAGCTGCCGAAAAGCTCATTATATTGTCTATCACGATACATCATCTTTTCTAGAAATGGAAACTTCTTAAATATCTCAGGAAACTCTTTTAGAATCTCTTTTTTTCTAGGGGGAGCTTGAATGTCAACGTCTTCACTGAGATCTAATTTTTCAGTTTCATCTTCATCTGACTCAGATAGTTCTAACTCTTCTTCGTCTTTTTCAGGAAGCTCTTTAGTTTCTTCATCTCCTTCTTTAGCTCTTTTAGTTTCATCTTTCTTTTCAGTTTTAGAACTAGAGTCTTCATTGTCTATCTCCTTGAAGAGATCATTAATATCATCAGCCGTTTTCGGTGATGGAATTTTATTAGAATCAGGAGATAGGACTTCTGTCGGCACCTTGTGCTCCAGTCTTTATTTTTTCAGGATGCTGTTTAGGCTTTGCAGACTGAACCTCACCTGAAGGTTGTTTAATCTTTGTTTCGGCTCCAGTAGCTAATTGCATCTGATCTTGATGTAATTGCTGAGCTTGCATCTGCTGTTGAACAACTTGTAGATGAGCTTTCATGTGTAGCAATACATTTTTATAGCCATTAGGATTCTCTCTTTTAGCTAGTCTTCCAGCTGTAGAAATTAACCAAGTCTTACAAATAGCCGCCTCAATCTGATGATTATCTACATCAGGATCTATTTGAACTGAAGGCTGTTCTTGTGGAGGTTGTCCTTGTGGCTGCTGACCCTGTTGTGCAGCCATTTGTGCTTGTTGCTGAAACTGTTGAACAGCTTGTGGGTCAGGAGGAATAGGAGTAGCATTTATCAGCTCGTTTATTTCTTCAAACTGCTTCTCTCTATCATCCTCACCAGGAATGTGAAACTCTGGAATTTTAACAACTTTAGCAATATAAGGAAGATTCTCAGGATCTAGCATAGCTGCTGTAAGTTCTTGGTTATTTACTTGAAATAACTGCATAATTATATCAGCCTGCTGTTCATCTGAAATCGGGAGCTTTTCATCTGGTTCGAGTTCGATACTCCCGATGCGGCCATCCAACTCTGCTTTTCTAATAAATACATTGATGAAGTTACCCTGTTCGTCTTTTTCTACAACTCTTTCATCTTCGTGTAGATTCTTAATATACATTGGTATTACTTTACCAAATATCTTCTTCCACCAGATAGTGACCATTCGCCAGGGAGTCTGTAATCTTTGCAATGCCATTCCTTTAGACATTGCATACTCTGATGCCGTTCTAGAACTCCCAGCGGCTTGATTTCCTCCAAATATTGATGGAAGTGCTCCGGAAACGAATTGACCCATCTCTTGAATGATTTTATAGAATGCGAAGACTTCCGGTGCTAATGAAGACGCTTTAGTTGAATAGAATGCTTCTCCTACACTTTTTGATGCTGATAGCGGCTTTGTAGGAGTGATAGTACCTGGCATTGCTTCTATTTGCCGTTGTGCTGCGAAATTAACAACGGCCGGATCGGCCCAAGTTTGACTAATGCCGTGCTCAATAGTTTGCAGTGTCAAGCTAATCAAGTCATTAACAATGTCTTGAATGTTCGTCAATAACTCTCCGAGAGGATCATGATTCAGGAAATCACTCATTGGATTCTCTGTTAGGGTCCAATGATCATCAAGACTCTCATTCTCATACTCTGCTGGAATATCATTAACCATTACAAAACGGCATCCATCCGGAAATTTCTTCTTTAACTTCTTGTAATCATCTTCAGGTAAAACGTTAAAAGAAGAAGGACGAAGCCAACAATTTTTAACTGTAACATTCTCTTCGGGGAATTCACCACGAAACTGAGTATTAAGACGACCATACTGCTCGTAAGGATCATTAACTCCAATGTTACTCCAACCTCCGTGCGGCATCTTTTCACGCAAATCAGGATAACATTCTAGTGCATTAGAATAATGAGTTTCATAACTATAAATCAAATAAGGAGTGTCTTCCTGGCATTTAGCCGTATTGCTCACCTTTACGTATAATCCTCCATATACTTCTAAACAAATTCTACTCTTCGGCTCAGCAGTAACACCAACAAGACGAGGAACAATTAATTTAGTCTTCTGTAAGTCTTTGTCAAGCTGTGCTCCGCATTCAGCACAAATCGGCCCTTCTTCGAGTGCATTCTTAATGTCTACATCGTCATCATCTGGTTCAAATTCGTTTAACTCTTCTTCGCTGAAAGCTTCATCTGGTTGTCTTGAGCCACATTGCGGACAGACTCTAGCTTCTATCTCTTCATCTTTATATTTAGGCTTGTCGTATGTTCCAAACTCTTTTTTAGCCTTTGGATATGAATAACAACAGATCATGCCCTCAGTACAGTAAATGTAAAGTGCGTGTAACCACAAAAACATTACGTCATTATGCTTATAAATTAGCTTAGAAATTTCATCTCCTGCCTTCGCAGTCTGTAAATCTAATGGGTTATCGGCATCATCCGGAACACAGTTTATAGCAGGGATTTGAATTGAAAGTGCCGCAATAATGGTTTCGAGAAAAGCTTTAAAAATATTAACTGGTTTATCGTAATAATCTTGGTCGGTGTCTGTGGCATTAACATCTCTGTTGTATATTCTGTAGTCGTGAGCGACTTCGCTCCAATAAATCTGGCTGAAGTTGGCCCAATAAAGTTTGAGCCGTCTCCAGTGTCTAATCTGTCTTTCACGAGTCATCCTATCTTCTGCAATGAAGTGATCTGAAACAGTCTTCAGCAACGAAGAAATTTCATCAAAGTCTCTATCTTTACTCATTGCCACCAGTCCACACGCCGTCAGTTAAGAAGCCATGAAATTTACAGCCATCCATTCTACGAATGCTTGGTGTTAGTGTTGGTTTATCTTTATTTTGATTCCAACCCCAACCTCTCTGTCCTGATACATGAACGGCAACAACAGGAAGAGACATTAACTGTTCACATCCACACGGACAGATATAAATAATATTATTATCATCTTCGAACTTATAAGCTCCGGCTATCTTAGAATCAAAAATATCTTCTACGTAGGTTGCCATTACATTTATCATATTTTTAGTTAACTCCATTTCTATCCAAATTGCTTGCGGCTGAACATCTTCTTTCCACTAAATCCAGTAGAGTTCTTCCCGGCAACCTTTCCCATCATCTTGTCAAACTCTTCGATGCTTGGACTAATTCCTCCACCTTTAGGTGAGACTGAACGTGCAGTATTTCCAATATTCTTAATAACTCCCTTTCCTTGTTTCTTGAATCGTTTTCCAATCTTTAATGGATTAGCTTGTGTATGTCCTCTCTTAGCTCCAAACATCTTATGTTCGACTAAATGTTGCTTACTTATCCTCTCCGTTAAATTTTTCATTAAACCGCCACTATGCCTCATACTATTATGATCAGAGAATGCTAATGATGAGCTATTCCAGGCAGCCATTATTTAATCCTTACGACATCACAATAGAAACTGGACTGAAATCACCTGCACTAACAGTATACGTCACAGTCCCTAAATCTCCAGCAGAGAAATAGAAACTTCCAGTCTGATCTACGATATTCACTTGTCCTTTATTAAAATCAAAGGTTACAGAACCAACTGCGTTGAATTGTTTAGCTACGTTATTCCCATTTACGTCGTCCGCAGTGATTTTCACGTTTGCCAAAATTGCAGGCTGATTAGCCACTATTAAACCGCTTCCTTTCGCTCGAATGGATTTACGGCTTTGATGCCAGTCTTTACTATAGGAGGTCGAATCTTTTGACCATTACACCTTCTGCATTGTTTATTTCCAGTAGTATTAATAGAATACTCCCAATGATATTTAATACTATGACCCTTCATAGCACAGAAATCTGGACCGAGTTCAAAAAACGGTCTTCGTTCTAGGACTACACTTATAATTTCATCAATTTTATTTTTTCTCCTCTCACACATATATGGATATACTAATCTCATCAACTTTAGAGCATCCCTTCCACCAACGCTAATATAATGATATATTTTCTTACTCGGTAGAACTCTAGACCCAATCCTCAATAAGTTATGTCCTATAATATTACATGTTCTCACAACTATATCTAGATCAGTTGATCCAAGTCTAATTTCTGGTGAAGATCCCTTAATTAATTGAAAACAACCTTCACCATCTAATATAGCTACCATGAAACCAGTATTAAAGCCAAGCTCAAAATCAGTAGTCATTTATTTTAACTAAATGCCAGAGTTGATACTCCAGCAGAGACGGTCCAGGTGATTGTGGCCGCAGCGTCATACGCGCACACCAATGTAGAGCCAGATCCAGAACGAGTAATCTTCAATAGATTTCTAAGAAAATCAACTTCGATAGAATTAACATCTGTAAATTTAACTGAACTCAATGCCTGTCCTGGTCCAGTTGCCAATGATGTCGTCACAGTAGCCGGTGCTGCGTTTGCCATCTAAGCTCCCTCTCCTTCTATTCCGAGTTCATGTTCGAGTTTAGTAATATCTTTCAACGAATCATCTGGTTTACCAAGATTAGTTGAGTTCTTTAATATCCTAGCTTCTTCTCTATCCTTTGCTTCCAAAGCGGCGCGCCTTCTCGAAAATAATGCTGAGCTTGCGGCTATTTGGTTTATTTCCACAGCAGGCTGCTCAACAACTTTAGGAGATACAATACGAACAAGAGTGTCAGTAAGTCTAAAATTATTCTCTCTTTCATATCTGAGTTGTTCTTTTAGATTCTCACAGCTAGAACAAGGTTCAAAATCTCTGATTCCAAATAGTCGGAGAATGAATCTAATCAATGTGTCCTCATTCTAGCAAACCTCGAACGGCGACTAATAGGAATACAATCATTCAACGTATGTTGGTCGTGCATTTCTATTGCCTCTAAGCGACGATACATCCTAGTTGTATCATTATCTATTTCATAATCAGATAGGACTTCTTGCTTTTTCTCTACAAGACTTAGATTACCAATCTCACCAGTTAGAAATCTCTTAGCCGTTTTGCACGCATAACGTAAACAGTCTAATGGGTCATCCCCTTCAAATTCTGCGATGTCTTCCACCTTCTTCTCGTCGTAAATAGCTAATGGAATAGTGTTTATCAACACTTTACAACTTTCAAAAATTTGCAGTACTGGCAGATTCTCTTCCTCTGGTTCATCATAAAACTGTTTTTTGTAACCTTCCAGAGCTTTAGGTCCGTAATTACGATAGATCTCTTGAGCATGTTTAAGATCATAATATTCACCTTTAGATAGTAAGGGTCTAATCTTTTCCCATCTGAGAAAGTCGTGTATCAACTGTAATCCAGCTATTCTGCTGCCAGCCGTATTCTCTGATGAACTTGGAACTAGATTAGAATACCTTTGGAACTCATCTGCAATCAATTCCCCACCACGATTCTGCCATGCTGAGCCGCAAAGCGTTGTTTGCACGAATGACTCATCATTATCATCATTAATCAATTTAATTTCATTTGCCCAAAATGATATATCTCTGTTGTACCATGATCGTTCTCGATAAATGTACACTCTTCTGTTAGGTGAAATAGCGAGCCAGCAGCAATAGCACATAGCTCTACGGCCCCAATCGATACTAATGATTCGCGGCCACCATTGAGGTATGGAGAAACTTGGTATAACATGGAGTGCATTTGCTGGCTCTCCTGGGAATCGCATTGGTCTGAAAGTCTGGAACACACTTCCTTTGAATGCGTGCCAGTCACCCCAGCGTTTAGCCTTGTACTCACTCTCTGGGAGAAGTTTAAGTTTTTCTGCATATTGGGGATCATATTCTTGTCCATAGGGGTTGTCTTCAATAAATGCAGGTATAAAAGTTCGCAATAATCCAGTGTTTGTATCTTTAAGAATTTTATAGCCTTCTTCACAAGGCCGCACGAAACGATCATAAACCCAAGTCTGACCAATACCACCAGGATTACTACCACTTCTAACAAGTGCGACATTGAAAGATGATGATGGCCTAACACGACTTCCTACAAGATAAAAATAAGAGTGTGCTCCAAAGTGTGTAAGTTCGTCATAAAAAACATAATTGTATTGGCTACTATCGTATTGACTAACATCTGAATCATGTTGAATATGTCCAAAGTCCATGTATGAATTGTATTCTCTCCATAACCAACTATGTTTCATTTCATTATATGTTGCCCCTGTGGCTGGATAATAATCCTTACTTAATCTTATATTCTCGCGCTCAAGATCTGGAAATTTTCTTCTTAATATTAATCCCTTGAAGCCGCTAAACTTATACCATCCTCTAATTATTGGTAATAGTGTTAGAATGAAGGATTTTCCTCCATAAGCCGCTCCGCCAAAAAGAACCTCAAAAATTTCATCAGGCAAGGCTAATAGATCTTCCTGCTTTTTGGTAGGACGTATTTCTCGAATGAAATCGTTTCCAGGATCACTAAGCTGTACTTGCGTCATTCTTCTTAGCAAATGGGTTAATGAATGGTTGTTTAGGCCAATCTTTAGTAAAGTTATCCCATCTTGCTTTCTTAGCAGCATGTACAGATCCATACTTACGTATATCTCTACATCTAATTGCATTTTCAGACATACTATAATTATTCTTCTTAGCATTTTTTATCTGTTGAGTCATAACACTTCTAATCTGTTCTTTCTTAATTGGACTTAGCCACTTCCAAAGTACACACATTATGTGTTGAACATACTCAGCTCTTGCAGTTTGATATCTCCACATCCATTTAGTATCTCCATGACTATCTTTTCCATTCTTATTTAATCCAATAGTACCAAATCCGCCTATAGCTGTCTTAAATCTATCTAAAACAAATCGATCACTCTGACCCATATTAACTGCTGCAACATTATACTCACGAAGTATAGAGTTGCCTTCTCCATCAAACAACCCAGCCGCCCAAGCAAGTTCTTCTTTATCGAAAGTCATTTTTCCTCCTTAGAGGAGTTTGCGATTATCCGTTCGAGAAATAATCACCAATCTTTGTTTGTTCATCAACAGAGTGACCTAATGACTGTAAAAGATATAGAACATTATCTATCCAGTTAGTTTCCTGTGTATCAGTCCAATGTCTAGCAAATTCACCAAATGTCATCGACAATGTATAAACATGAGAATTGCCGATTTGAATCCGTAGCAATTGATCGTAAAGATGATTCCAACCATCTTCATCATTTAGAAATACTGAAATGCCTTCAGTCCCAGTAACAGCACCGTTCCAGTTTGGTATTTTCAGGTCGCCTGGATTATGAGCTCTTGTAGGAACAGTACCAGGAACACCAAAGCCCTCAGCGTGTGCAATTGCTTTCCCCAAATCAATTACAGTCTGAGGATACTTTGGCATTCGTCTTCTCGCCTTTCGGCGCTCCTCTCCGCTTCTTATCTCATCACTCATCGTCGAATCAATTTCACGCAGGAGTTCCAAAAGCAATAGCAACCTGGCTGATTCCGGCTGGTGTTACCTGAATAGTTCCAGTTGCACTCGCTAGAGCTACAGGCGGAGTAGCAGAAGAATTAATCACTACGCTAATAGTGACGCTTCCTGCTTTTCCTGCGCTAGCGCAAACAGCACTCAGGCCATCAACTGACGGAGTGACTGTAACAACAGTAGGATCAGATGATGTCCAAACTACCAAATCACCATCAGGAATAGGAACTACATTTCCATTAGAATCCTCTGGAGTGATTGTAGCACTAAGTTTCTGCGTATCCGTCATTACGGCTGCGGCTGGAGTTCCGGGAATTGTTGGCATTGATTCGCTCTTTTCTAAAGCTGCTGTTAACGCCTTTTCGACTGGTTTGCTGAATCTAAGGTTAAGTCTATGAATCCATCTATGTTCATGTCGATGAATGTTTATCGTAATGTTGTATATGTCCGACAACCTCTTTCTCCAAGAATCAAGGAACATTAATTATTCGGTTAACCGAGCTAGTATCAGCTTTACAACCATTAACATCAGTTGCAGAAACTACTAATGTATAAGCTCCGCTTGTAGAAGGAGCATTGAAGTTAATTCCTGCTGTCTTCGACAAATCTAACGTCTTGCTGTCAGCTCCATTGATTGTGGAGATAGCATTGCCGTTGAGAGTTGCAGTAATGTTCACTATCTTATTAACTGATGTGATAGTCCACAATAACTGTCCAAGGCCGTTAGCAGCTAGCGAAGACGTGAAAGACAAGACTCGAAGCTGAATAACATTATTTCCACCGCTATCTAAACATGGATTAGGTTGCGGCGTCGTGAAAATAACCTCTGGAGTCATTCCTGAAAAAGCAGTTGCTGTACGAGCCTGCAAAGCAAAGTAATATTTAGTAGCTGGATTCAAGTTTGGAACTACTACTGAAAGCAAAGGAGCAGAAACATCTATTGTAGTTGTATAAACTCCAGTTGCTGTTCCATAATATAATCTATAGACAGTAACATTCTCAGCTGGAGGATTAGCTTGCCAAGAAGCCGTTGCCGTTTGCAGTGTAAGACCAGAAACTAAAGACAAGGAGAATAGAAGGCTAACTAACATTAGAAACTCTTTCCTCCAATATATGTAACTGTTACACTACCACCTGCACCTGTAACACCTGTTACGATTCTAGCTCGAACAAACTGGAATATTCCAGTAGCTTGAATCATTAAATCAGTTGCAGATAGTATCGTCGTTAATGCCCCAATAACGGCCCATGTTCCAGTATCTAATGTAGGATCAGTTCCAGCTTCTATTTGTATAGTCCCTGTAGTTACTGTTCCTGCTCCAGTAATTATCCATGTATGGTTTCTCCAACTCATAGGGAGTGCTAAGACTGTTCCATTCCCAGTAGTTGCTGCTACTTGTTGCTGGAATGGCACTCCACTCATTGCCGCAACGACTGTTGCCATCAGTTAATCCTCTCTATTCATCCGAATAGACTTGCAGCAACCCAACAAGCTAATCCAGCCGCACAGAGTCTATTCCAATATGGTTCAGTTGGAGTGAATGGAATAGCCGCTAATACAAATAATACAAATGCAAACACCAACAAGAGAAGATGCATATTCATGTTTTTCTCCTAGATCGGAGGAATTTATTAACATTTACATCAAGAACATGAATTCTACATTCTTGATCTTCTTTCCAACAAATACCACAAAATTCTGAAATCCAAAGGCTATTACATCTAGAATGTAGAAATTTTATATTACCATTTTTGAGGCGAACTATTTGCCAACTCATGCAGCCTTTACCTCAACTACATGCGTTGCTGGTGCTACTGCTGCTGCATGAGCTAATCCTACTTGAACAGCCTTAGCTAGCAATGGAGGATTAGATGCAAACAGATTAAGTAGAGTAGTGAGAAGAGTCTCAGCAAGTTGAGGATTCTTCTCGAAGACGTTTAAGACTGTCGTTAGAAGTGCTCCCCAGTTCATTTCTTCCTTCTTTCGGCTAATAGACGATTTCAGGAGGTTGTGTATATTTAATTAATCTACTAGTGATTATTCCAGCCGCTAGCCCTGTTAGAACATCAGTCAAGTAATGCTTGTTTGCGGCCATTCGGAGATATCCTGCTGAAGCTCCTAATGGAATGCTAACGGCTAAGGATGATCCCATTGCGGCTAATTCGGTATGCTCAGAGAAGAATGATTTGTTATCACTCATATCCGGCCGTTGCCTACTTACTAAAATCTTAATCAATTCTGTAATGCCTACGTCTAATCCAGTTCGTAGTGCTTGTTTCTCAAATGCCAACCTTCGGTTGCTAGAATGGTAAGACTTAATTGTATCTATTGTGATGCTCGCAGCAGTTGGAATATAACTAGCAATATTCGCTGCGTTAGTATTACTCCAGGTTGGATTAGGGGGATCTAATACGGTTGGCTGGCCTTCGGCCATTAAAGGATAGCTGAGAACGGCCGTTAGGACTAATAGAATCTTCATCGTCCCAGATACATTTCTTGAGGTTTAGGACCAATCCCACCAATAGCAGCATGATTAGTGCGTGAGAAATAGAATCCTACAACATTACCACATACAAAAGAAAGAAATGCTGAAACTTCAATTTGCTTCAGCATTGCTATGATAGCTGCAATCATGGAAACCACAATTACACTAATTGCAATAGTTGCCTGTGTGTATTCCCAGATGAGATTAATTTTACGCTGAGCGGCCGTTGTGATGTCTTGTTGATCAGTTGTAGTAGGTGGCAATGAAGGATATGCGGCTGGTGGAGTAAGAGGAACATTACTCTCTACTATCTTTACTGGAACTGGATGTGACTGATTTATAACTTCAACCGGCTGAGCATCTAACAAATAGCACCCCTCTGCTATTACTGCAACTATTGAACCTCGATTACTTCGTAGTCTGTCAATGTCTTTTGCTCTGGGGTATAGAAGTGATAATGTACTTCTCGATCTTTATTGTTTTTCAATGCTTCGTTACGCTCTCGCCGAATGCTTTCTACGACTTTCGAAGCGGCCATTATAGCTGCTGGGAGTTTATCTGGTTTGACTTCGTCAAGTTTATTTGAAAGGCTTGATATGGAACTAGTCAAAAGCTTTAATGCAGTGTCATGAGCTAGTCCTAAGCTTATTTGAGCTTCATTGTTCTCCAATATCTGATCTAATAGTGGAGCATCTGATTCATCATTCAGCTTCGGTTCTATTCGAGTCGGTTCTATTCGCAGCTTCGCAGCTTCGGCTTTTGGCGGGATAAAAATGGCCATTGCGGCTTTAGCTTTTGCATTCGTCTTCGATTCTCTCAGACGATTAATAAGATTTAATGGACTGTTAAGTCTTTTAGAAGCCTCGTCGTTATTGATTATCATATTCCTAATCCTCTAATCGGCGGAGCCGTCTCTAATCAAAAGCTTGCAGTCTCCGCAGAAAGCAATATTATAATGACGACTATTCTTATTCATAATTTTATTTGGATACTGGCAATCACAATAAATCTTAGGAAACGTAACTCTATCGCTGGCTCTCTTCGCTATCCCGCTTGCGGCTATTAATGCTCGTCTTTCTGATTCTCTACTCATTTGATACACTATTCCTGCCTGCTCCGACTATCCAAGCTAGTATAGTGAGTTCAGATTTTCCTGTCAAGCCCTCAAAAGTCTAGCAAAAATCGCCGAGGAGTCTGAAAAGTTCAGATTTTGTCTGAAGATTTCAGATTCTGATTTTTTCAGAATTTTTATTTTATTTTTTAAACTCCACAGAGTATGTCTTTTTTCATTCAAGTGTGATTTATTATTTCTTTCATTAAAGAGTGATGAATAGTCCGCACTGTATTGCAAGCCGGAGTCCCAAAATATGGTGGCTCCTGGGTAGGGTCTGGCACAGTATTTGCTATTAGCTATACTATAACTAGAAATACCATTCCAGGAAGACTAAAGTTCGCTAATCCGCAGCGGCATAAACCGTGCCTTCGGCACGTATATACAAGATGTAGTATGTTGCGGCCGTTGTCATACCAGATGTTGTGTATGAACGGCCGTTAGCGACCTGGTATGAGCTATGCTTTATATACTGTCATGAAGCCTCTCACGGTCAACCAAGCACTAAACAAAGGACTGACAAGCGAACAGATTAGACTTGAAATAGAACACTGGGAGCAAGTCAAAATGGATGCTCACTTCCGACTGTTCTGGCTTGGTTTGCTAGGCCACAAAAAGGTAGGTGAAAAGGAAGAAAACTCTTGACACCGACTCGAAAACGTGAGACAATCTCTCTAGTCGCTTCAACCGGGAATTAACCTGGCAAGCGACAACAAAGGAAAAGAAAATGACTACAGTAGCACTCAGCAAGGCAGACGAAAAGGCAGAAGCGAAGGCAGCGCGTGAAGCGAGACAGGCAGAAATTGATGCGAAGGAATTGGTTTTGAATAAGGACCGTTCAGGAAAGGGAACGCGAGTTGCAATTGGTTTGACTCGCGGTCGTAATCCGCAAATGGTTCAATACGAGGCGTTTGACGAAACTCAGCCTGATACGCTTCCAAAGACGATTAGTGAGTTTATGGATTTGACTCACGTATCTGATGAACCCACAATTATGGGTTATTTGATTGACGGATTCAATTCTGCCAATCAGACTGCGGCTAGTGACCCTTCGGCTGAGTTTGTAGATGCAACCTGGCCGGAAGACGTTCAGAAACAGTTCAAAATCGTTGTCAAGAATTACGCTAACGCGACTGGCGTTTCAATCGAGGATGCAGTGGCTTTGATTAAGCCGGGAATTGTTGCTTCTCAGTTGAAGGCGGGCAAGTGAAGAAAGTAAGAATCCAGAAAAACTGCTTTCTTCTGTCTCTACTCCAAAAGGTGAAGAAAGAGAAAATCTGGTGCAACAATAGTCGTCTCAATTAGCTAGATAATACTCGAAACGGCCGTTTATTATGAGTGAACGGCCGTCTTACGCAATTAAGCGTAACTGATGAGAGTTAAAAACAATATGACTTTACAGGAATTTATCAAGTCTTATCCGTTGAAGACTGGCCTTTTGACTCCGAAAATGCAGAAAGCAGAATTGTCTGCCTTTTGTATGGCAATTAAACTGTTCAAATTAATGAATTGAGAGGCGTCTGCCAAGAATTTTTGCCAAGCGTTTCCGCACGTTTCGGAACGGTGCAAAATTTAAGACAAACGCCTCCGCGTCTCGACTTTCGCCCCGAAACCTGCGAGTTTCGCTAGGGAATCCGCAGTTTTAGGTGACAACCTTCGCCTCCTTCGCCTCACCCGCTTTCCGAAGTGTGGGTGGTTTCCGGTAGTCGTGGTCGTTCTGTTTATCTATATTATATATATACTACTACTTATTTTTCTATATATATTATATAATATAAGAATAAAGGACTGTCCACTTTTAAGGACACTTGACACAAGGCACCCACACGTGGTAGGATACGTCTGTCAGCCAGGATACCTCACAATGACCACTCGCCTTAACTTCAACTGGCTCAGCGACTTACAGCCACTCCTGACCCTGCCGACCGCCATGAGACGAACCTGGCATGACACGGACCTAAGTGGCAGAAAGCGATAGAATCAGACATGCCAAGCCAGGAAGAGTATAAAAGAATAGTAGCAGATAAACAGAAGTGTCCTAAGTGTGGCGGACACTTAGATGATGTTAAGTTTACAACCTGTAGTCATTGCAGACATTCTAGAGTAGAGTCTAAGGAAGAGAGAGCATTAAGACAATCTTTAATGTCTACATTTGGAGTGTATAAGGATGAAACTGGTTATCATAAGCTAGAGAATCAAAAACCAGAGACATTAAGAGAGCAAGTAGAAAGAGAATCAGTTGAATGGTTTAAGAATTTTGAATATACTGGAAGTCTTGAATCAAAAGTCATACCAATAATTGCTGACAAGGAGAATGCTAAAGCAAACATTCTTGATTTCTCAGCTGGGACAGTCAGGATTTCTAGGAGTGAAGTAAAGAAATTTAATACAATTCTAGTTCTACCATCTAGTCTATCATCGTTTAAGAATGTAATTCGTTGCTGTTTGTGTAATAAAGTGATATCATTCAATCAACGTCCAGTGTGGTATCACTCTATTAAATACACAGTAAAGCATTTTCACTATTTCATTTGTTCAGACAAGCAATCATTAGAAGAGCAGAAGCCATCAACTAGATGCTATCAAAGGGATTAGATGATGAAAGTAAGATACACGTTTACAGTATATGCTGACTCTTCAGTAGAGCATGACGGATTTGTTGATTTGTCCAAAGATGAAGCTATTAAGCACATGAAAAAGCTTCTAACAACAAAGTGTGATTTCTCAGATGTAGATTTTGAGTTGATGTCAACAGAATTTGTAGAAGACTAACAGCAGTTAACCGAACGAAGTGAGGTTAAGATGAATCAATTCAGGAACAGACCTACAATGACAGATGAACATGGTAATACAGTTAGAGTTGTATATGTTCATCAGCCGTTAACCATCGAACATTTTGGTATTCACGCTAAGATTCAAGAAAACGGAAGGATTCTATTGTCAAGTCCACCTGAGACAGACCCTGAGACAAAGGAAATCTTTATTAACGAAGTAGAAATTCCAGCGTCTCTTGTATTCAAATTGGCTAATCTATTGAGAGATACTAGAACCACTAAACCTGCTACGATTGACAAAGAAAGAGAATAACAATGACACAAGCTGAAGCTATTAAAGAGTTAGAGGCTATAACCGGCCGTTCGGTGCATAGGTGGTCCAGTACGAATTGCTCAGGCAACATACAGACTTGTCCGATAGATGAGTGTATGATATGCGGAGTAAGAGACTGTCCATACAATGAGCCATTACATTATCATCACGATGGATGTCCATGTTGTGACACTCTTCGTTTTCCTTAATGTGGATTTGTGAACGATGCCGCAACGAGCTTGGAGATTACAATGGATTCTGTGTATTCTGCTTTGAAGCAGACGGCATCAAATCCTGGAACCCTGATAAGTATTACATTCGAGAGGTATGTATATATGCAGTTACACATGGCATCGCCGAACGAAGTGAGGCGAAGATGACTCCACAAGAAGAATTATTCAAAGAACTATTTACAGGCGCTGTGAAGATAGTAGCAGGCATGGATGCATTAACTAGACGTGCATATCGAGAAGAGATGCAGAAGATTGCATATGAAGCACGTGTCCACGTGGCAGCTGTAGACAAGATAGACGATGACGAAAAGAAAGAAAAGCGTCGTTCTCAGCCGTTTGAAAGGTCATTAAATACTGACCAATCAACGACAGATGCTATCAACACTATTAAAGAGAGGCAGAAGAGACTAACAAAGCAAGAGAAGATTCAGCAAGGCTTAGAAGATATGTTTAAAAAGTCTGGTATGTCCTTGAGTGAAGCTCAGCGTGAAGCACAACGACTAATGGGAGCCGGAACGATATTAGCCGTTACTAATCCTGAAAAGGCTAAGATTGTCGAGACAGCAGTTAATGATGTGAAACAGTCTGAGGTAGTGAAGCCTAATAGTGAGACTTCACACAAGATGTTTAATCCTTTTGCTAAATAGAATAAGTATATGGCATTAACACAGATTCTACGTCAATCATGCAAGACTTGCGGCAAGCTTGCGATGGAAGAGTCTAGAATTAAAATCGGGAAGACTCTAATTATCAAGCTAGCTTGTGGACATATCTTACACAGTGAGATTCTAGCAGCTTCAGAATCGACATACGATAGCATAGTGTTTGCTGATGGTTGTAAGCCTAGACCTTATCAGATTGATGCTATTAAGTTTGCTGAAGCCGCTGACTGCCGATGTATTATTGCAGACGAACAAGGCTTGGGAAAGACTATTGAATCCTTGAGTCTTCTACGTCTTCACCCAGCGCAGTTACTTCCTGCGGTGATCGTGTGTCCATCAACTGTCAAATTGCAGTGGATGTTTGAAATTCATAGGATATGCGGGAATGGTCCAGAATTTCTTGTTCAGGTAATCCAGAGCGGCAAAGAAAAAGCAATGCCTGGATTCAAGATTTACGTTGTCACGTATGACATGCTCAAGAATAAAGACTTATTTGATTATCTTCCACCCAACACGCTGAAGACAATCATTATTGATGAATGTCAACGTATTAAGAATCATTTGTCTGATAGAGCAAAGGCCGTTCAGAGGATAGCACGGGATTTGAAGCATGTATTACCAATGTCAGGAAGTCCAATTTACAATCATGCAGGAGAGTATTACACAGTTCTAAACTTAGTCTCCCCAACACGGTTTCCACACTATCAACGCTATATTGACACATACTGTGATTCATATAGCAACGGCTGGGGACAGAAGATTGGTGGATTGAAAGACAAAGATAGATTTCATGAAGAGACTAAAGATATAATCATTCGTAGAACGAAGGCTGAGGTATTACCAGACTTGCCGGCTAAAGATAGAAAGTTTCATCATGTAGAATTAGATAGAAAACTCAATAAGGTTTATGATTCCCTCTTGTCAGAATTAGATGATGCTCTCAGCGGCGATAGTGACGCATTCGGGATGAATGGTTCTGCTATTGCAATCATGTCTAGGATGAGACATATTACAGGCATCAGCAAAGTAGCAGAGTGTATAGACTTTACAACAGAGTTTCTTCTCTCTACGGATAGAAAGATTACAATCTTCATACATCACCAGGACGTAATGGGGATGTTAGAAAAACAACTCAATACCTGGTTAGCTGATGGTGGATTTGGTTCTGTCTTAGTGTTACATTCTGGATTAAACGGAGATGACCGTTCAGCATTAGTTAAAGAGTTTAAGGATGATGATACTAAGAGAGTAATGCTATGTATGTTCACTGAGGGATTAAATCTTCAATTCTGTTCAGATGCAATCATTCTAGAACGTCAATGGACGCCTAAGAAAGAAGAGCAAGTAGAAGACAGATTTCATCGTTTCGGGCAGTTAAACTCAGTCACTGTTACGTATCTTATCGCATCAGGCACTATTGATGATTTCTTAACTGAACTCGTAGAAATCAAACGTGCGCGTATTGCAGCCACTATAGACAATGAAGAGATTCAGTGGGACCAACAATCATTAATGAAAGAGTTGGCAGACATGTTAGTTAGTCGCGGAAGAAAGGCTTGGAGTTTGTAATGCCTAGCTTAGGTGACATAGTAGGAGCCGTAACGTCATCATTCATGATGGGAGTTATGCTCTTCATGATATACGTAATATTTGAAGTTCTTAATGAAGGAGAAGATAAATGAAACGTTACGAACCTCATCACTATTGTATGATGGAAGTGTATGATGGAAGATATGTTCGATTCGATGAAGTTGAAGCATTGTTGTTGAAGATGAAAAAGCAGCTAGAAGAATTGAAAGAGAAGCTAATAAGTGAGGGAGTATGAAGAGTTTTAAGGTCACAATCTATATTGTCTCAAGATTTGACGATGTAGACGAGTATGATATTAAAGAGAGTATTAGACTAGCTATCCACAATGATAAAGATATTCCAGAAAACGATATCAAATCATTAGAAGTAGAAGAAACAGAGAATGATCATGACAACACTGAATGATGTACAAGGAGTAAACAAATACTGTGGTCCTGCTGTTCTCGCAGCACTAACAGGAGAGTCTACGGATAGATGTGCGGCTGTTATTAGTAGGATTAGCGGAAAAGACGAAATTAAAGCTGTAAATCGTGAACATTTAAAAGCAGCCCTGAAAGGGCTGAAATTCGACGTAGAAGAAACTCAATACGGCGGAGCAACTCTCTACGGAACACTATTTAGAATGCACGCAGCAGATGGAAAATACGTCGTGTTTGTGCCTCATCATGTAGTGGCAGTTGAAGTGAAAGAGAATCAGATATACATATGTGATAATCACACGAAGACTCCGATTGACATTAAACAGTCTGCTAGATTATCACAGAGAGTTGAAGCTGTGTGGAGAGTGTTTGCACATCCTCTCCCTGTGTTTGTGAAGACTGAAATTACAGTAAGTAGATTTGATAACACTATTAAAATCTCAGCGTTTGATAGATATGAGAAAGCTGAAGATGATGTTACGAGACGATTAGGTTCAATTACATGCAAAGATGAAAAAGAGTTAGAGGATTGTATGTATATAATCCACTCTTACTATGAAGGAGGAAATATTTAAATGAAAATAATGTTAATAGTACTAAATCTAACATTCGGAGCCGACGCGACGACAACTCATTACGCATTGAAACATAATGGAACAGAAGTGATAATTCCATCACAGAATCCATTCGTTGTTGACAGCTTTGTCGGAGCTGAATCATTGTCTACTAGTATTATGCTAGTGAAACTAAATAAGAATCATCCAAAAGCAGCGAAGCTGATTGGTTGGAGTATCATCGGAGCTAGAGGATTCGTTGTTTATCATAACATTAATGAATTGAGGAAGAATTGAAGTTTGAGGAAATAACTAAAGAGTGGATATGCAGCATCCCAAAGACTATAAACGAGAATGGATGTTGGATACCACTTAGTGCTCCAGCTAAAGATGGATATTCATTAAAAATGGTAGATAGAGTTCATTATCGTTTAGCTAGACTAGTAGTATCTGTCTATCATAATTTGAGCTATCATCACCAAATTGGCTCTAAGATATGGGAAGCTAGACATAATACAGGATGTGATAAAAGATGCTTTTTTCATGAGCATCTAAGACCAGGAAGTGCATCAGATAATGAGTATGATAAGGTAAGAGATGGAACGCATCAGCAAGCTAGTAAAAAGGTATGTCCTAAATGCGGGGGACCATATAAAGTTGAAGTGTCAAGAGGTTGGTGGGGAAGAACGAGAAGATATTGTCCATCTTGTAGAATAGCAAATTATATTGCTAACAAAGAGAAACGTAGATTGAATGGGGAAAATAGATAATGGAAATACTAAAAACAAAGGCAAATATTATATTAGATGCCAGCAAGGTTGACCTTTTTGAGACGTGCCCGAAACGTTACCATTTTAGACATAATTTGAATAGAACTTTGCCTATAATACACAAGGCTCGTGCGCTTGACATTGGCTCACTTGCACACGAAGGACTCGCAGTTTATTATAGAATGCTAGGAGAGCAAGCTCACTATGATGATAGGATGGAATCATGCTTAATGAAGATACGAGAACTAAGTTCTAATCCTGATGAGTCAAACGCTGAGCCAGAAGAGGTTAATAACCTATTAAAGACAATAGAAGAGTGCTGTGATTTTTGGCGCGCTGATGATGAAAATTCAATAGAAGTATTAGCAGTTGAACAAGCATTCGCATATTCATTATTTGAGGATGATGATATAAGGATAATTCTATCTGGTAAAATTGATTTATTGATGAACTATCGTGGAATTGGAGGAAGCGCATCATATTCGAAAATGCCTCTGGATCACAAAACGTTCAGCCGGGAATCAATGCTCTTGAGAAAGAGTAATCAATTCATTAACTACTGTAATGCAGTTGGTTCTAATTATCTACTCGTGAATAGAATAGGTCTACACAATGGCTCCGTTAAATCTCCTAAACCAGCAACAGAGAAATTCAAACGTCTTCCTCTTTCGTACGATCCACAATATATTGAAGACTGGAAGAAGAATCTCACTAGTATGATTCTAAATGAATATTTAACATGCGTGGCAACTGGAGACTGGGTAGAGAAACCGACTAGTTGCTATAAGTTCAATAGACTCTGCGAATACTTCGAAATCTGCGACAGTTCTGGCCAGGATAGTAAGGATAGAAAGCTAGAAGATAATTATGTGACGATAGCTGAGTGGGATGTTACTTCAAAGATGACAGGAGTTGAATGATGAAGAAATATTATACAACAATGAGTCCGGATACCGCAAGGCATATTCTATTAGAATACGAAGATGAAGCTATTAGAGAAGCAATAAGAAAAGTTAAAGATGATGGTAGATCCAGATACGTATGTATGATTCTATATAAAGTAGAGCCTGATACACCACCAGTAAAAGTAACTAAAGCTGATGACATTTATTAACAAGACTCCTCTGCTTTGTTAGTCGTAACAAATCTATGAAAGCAGTAGACAGTTACAGTAGTGCTGCTTAGCAGAGGATAGGCCGGTTCTGATTTTGATTTACGTAGCCTAATAATGGACTACTAATCAGTCAGAGCCGGCCGCTTCGAGGATTCAAATGTTTAATACTACAGACGTAATGTTCATCCCACAATATATTAAATGTCCTATATGTGGATATAAGTATGCTCCATTCTTTTTGTTAGAGAGACTACTTTTGCCAGAATCATTTTTCATGTGTATAGTCTGTGATTATATACTTACTAAAGAATACGTAGGTAGATTCTTCGGAGTTATTAAAGATGTCAGAATGGAGAAGGAGTAATGGCCGTTAAGTCGTCACATGTTCACAAATTGAAGAGACTCCGTTACAAATCAGGCAACGAAATTTTCTTCTGCACACTACCTGACTGCACATATAAGACCAACATTGCGCTAGCATTAGGCAAGCGTAGCATTTGTCATCGATGTGGTTCAGAGTTTTTAATGGACGAATATTCATTAAGGCTAGCAAAGCCGCACTGTCCTCAATGTCACAAACCTAAAAATCAAATGCCAACTCTTGATGAGATTATAGTATTTGATGATCAAGCTCAGAGTTTAATGGATGGAAGGCAGCCCTTTCTAGAGAATAGAGAGATTAAACAAGAAGAAATTCCAGGAGAATTAAGTTTATTTGATAGGCTAAGAGCAACTATTAGTAATGCACAAAAAGCAGTTCAGGAAGCAAATGAGGAAATTTAATGCCAAGATATGTTGAACAACTAACTATAGAAGAGTTAAAACTTGCATTTAATGAGTTTCTAACTGAAACTTTCACTACCGATTTTATCATAAAAACCAAATTATGGAATAGCTTTTGGATTAAACTTAAAGATAAATGCTCAATTGTGGAGAGATTTTAATGCCAAAAGCATCTTCACTAACATACGATAAGAATATATCATTTCTACTCAAGTCTAGTCCAGGCTTCGGCAAGACATTAGATGCTGCATCATTCGCCGTTGAGGGGCCAGTTTATATTGCATACTTTGACAAAAGTAAACCAATTGAGTTGTTGACATACTTTACAGAGAAACGATTCGGTTCGTTAGCTGCTAAGATTCTCAACAATATAGAGTATGACACATATGGAGCACACAATGTACATGAATACTTGAATAAACTCATTAGCTTCACTAAAGACTGTAGATACTTCGCAGTTATTACAGACTCAGTGACTAATTTGACAGCATCGGCCGTTAACTGGTCAATGGGATTCAGAGATCCAAATAAGTCAAAGAGAGATAAACTAAATAAAGATGCTCCAATGATGATTCCTGATTTTGACGAATACAAAATCGAGACTTCCTTAGTGTCTCAGGCGTTAGACATTTCTAAAACACTTCCTTGTCATATATTGTGGTTAGCACATCCCCTTCCATCAATTAAAATAGAAGGAACCGGAAACTCACTGAAAGTGACTAAAACTAATCCTATCGTGACCTATGGCAGCAAAGTAGCAGGGATGATACCAGGGAATTTCAGTGAAATATATCATTTATCTAAAACAACAGACTATTCATCTGGTAAATCCACTATCAAGTATATCGTAAACACGGAAGCAATAGGAGATGACTATGCCAAGAGCCCCTTGTTAGGAGACTATGTGAAAGAATTCGACGTAACTGATAAGTTATTTTATACTGAGTGGATTAGACTTGTTAATGAGTCTAGAGGAGTTAAAGCAGAACAAACAACCGAAGAGAACAACAACGTCAAATCCTTCACACCAACTTGGAAAACCTAGCAGAGAAATGGAGACTAGAAAGCATGACAGATAGATATAGAGATGAAGAGAAGCAAGCAACTGATGCAAAATATGCTGGTAATCAAGTAGCTATGAGAGCAGAATCTCATATGGTATATGAGCTTAAACAGCAGAGAGAATATCATATTAGAAAGTTGATGGGTATTCAGAAAGCAATCGACGCCGTTAACCTAGCAACTGATTAAAATGCCACAAGATAGGATGTTGCAGTTCTTTCAATATAAA